GTCGCTACGGCTCGCCATCGAAAGCACGCCACCGGGTCAGCTTGCTAAGTGGCGACCGGAGTTCGTTAAACCGAAGCAGGACGCACCATGAGCATCCTCGCCGCCATCTTCGTCTGGGCCGGTCTCTGCATCGTCGCACTTGTCGCCTTCCGCCTGCTTCTCAACTCCAACTTTCACCGATGAACACGCCGATTACTGATGCCGCTGAAATGACCGGGTTTCCAACTCCAAGAGTGGCGACTGATGGGTGGGTTAGCTCCGATTTCGCCCGCCGCCTTGAACTCGACCGCGCCGCGCTGATGGACGCTCTATGCGAAATCCACATCCTCTCCCACGATTACAGCGGAGAGGGTTCGATTGCGCTAAAAGCCATTGAAGCTGCCCGCGCAAACTTTCCAAACGCATGAACAACCTGACCATTACCAACCCGCTAGCTCTCGAGACCGACCCGCTAGTCATCGTCCGCACCTCCGCGCCGTCAGCGGCGAAATACGACAGCAAGGTTCGCCGTTACGATGGCCAGCTTGCCCGCGTCAACGTCCGCACCGGCGAAGACCTGGCGCTCATCCGAATGCTGCGCCACGGCATCGACTACTTCGCCCCGGCTAGCGGCGACGGCATCCTCGTAAATCCCGAACTGCTGAAACGATGAAGCCCGACACCGCCCGTTTTTTCGCATCTGCTGCCGTCGTGCTGTCCATCGTCAGCATCGTCCTGCTTGCTGGTTCAGGATGCCGCGATTTTGCAACCTACCTCGTTTGCGTCGGGGTTGCGATCCTCGCGGGTTTTGTGGCGCTAACCCAGGACATCTAAAACTTTCCTAGTGGAAACCGGGCGGCATGTTGCCAGTCGTTTTCTACCCGTCGAGGGTGGGATTGCTCACGACAGCCCGGAAACTTTCAACTGACCTAACCATGAAGACTACCAAGAAACAAACACAGTGCCAGCGCCTGTTGGCGTATCTCCGCAAGCACCGCAAGGGCATCACCACGATGGAGGCTTTCGAGCATCTGCGCATTACCTGCGTCCACAAGCGGATTGCGGAGTTGGAGGAGACTGGGCAGCTTGACGGCTACAACTGGATTCAGGCCCATTTCATCACCCGCACCAAGGAGCGCACCGCTTCCGGCTCCATCGTCACCCGCTACAAGCTCGCACGCTAATTTCCAGCGCCCGTCGTTGCCGACCTAGGGAGGACAGCACGGCACGGCGGGCAACTTTCCGAATACCATGACAACCACCACCCACGAACTCGTCCAAGCCAACGACGCACTCCGCGCCGAATATCCGACCGCGCTCATCCTTGATGCCCAGTTTGGCGCTGACGGATTCCGCCTGATGATGATGCCTCAGAGCGACGATTACGCCACTCAGATCGGCAAAGGCGCGACCGTCACCGAAGCCCTGGCCGACCTTCGTTGCAAGGTCGCAGCGAACGACCCGCTCGCCAAGCTCCGCAAGCAGGCCGACAAGGCAGGCTACATCCTCACACCAAAACAAGACTGACCATGACAACCGAACTGACAACCACGCAAGAATCCGCCGCGTTTGAACTCACCCAGCGGCAGGCTAAAATGCTCTCAAGCAGCACGCTCGTCCCGAAGGAGTTTCAGAACAACATGGCCAACTGTGCCATCGGTCTGAACATCGCAAAACGACTTGGAGCAGACCCGTTTATGGTCCTCCAGAACATCGACATCATCCACGGGCGACCATCGTTCCGCGCCTCGTTCCTCATCGCCATGGTGAATGCCTCGGGTCGATTCACGCCGCTTCAATTCCGCCTAGATGGCGCTGGCGAGAAACGCGGATGCGTAGCCTACGCCACCAACAAAGAGACCGGCGAGATCGTCGAGGGACCAGAGGTTACGATGGCAATGGCTAAGGCCGAAGGCTGGTCCACGAAGTCGGGCAGCAAATGGCTGACGATGCCGGAACTGATGTTGCGCTATCGTTCCGCCGCGTTCTTCGCTCGCATCTACGCGCCCGACATCACGTTGGGTATGCAGACCGCCGAGGAGATCCACGACGCGGAACCGATCCGCAACGTCACGCCGCGACCAGGCTTCGCCGCTGCCATCGCAGCCCCGGTCGAACCGACCGCGCAAGAGTCCTTTGAAGCTGAACTCGCGCAGGAGGAGGAAGCATGAAGATCTGGGACGTAAAGCAAGGCCAAGAGGAATGGCTGGCGCTGCGTAAAAGCTACTTCACAGGCTCCGCGCTAGGGGAATGGCTACTCGACGGCGACCGCACCAAGACAAGCCGCAAGGCATGGCAAAATGCCATCTGGAACAAGCTTGGCGAATTGTCGCAGGATGACGAACCGAACTTCCCGAACTGGGCAATGAAGCGCGGCACGGAGCTTGAGCCGCTCGCCCGTGCTGCCTACGAGCGGCACACGGGATTCAAGGTCCGCGAGGTTGGATTCATTTCCCACGATTCGGACGGATTCGGGGTTTCGCCGGATGGTTTGATCGTCGGTAGCTTGGATTTCCCGATTGGCGATGACGACTTCTACCACGGACTTGAACTGAAATGCCCTGTCGCCCGCACGATGCTGAAGTGGCTCGATGCCGGAACGCTGCCGGATGAACATAAGCTTCAGGTTCACGCGAGCATGGCTGCAAGCGGTCTTTCGCGCTGGGACTTCTTCGCTTACCACCCCGAGCTTGTGCCGCTGCACATCATCGTTGAGCGGGACGAGTTCACGGAGCTAGTCCTTGCTGGCCTACTCAAACTTTCCGACGACTACAGCGCGGCGAAGGCAAAGCTGGCGGGATGGATCGCAACGCCAACGAACGACACACCATGAGAACCTACACCATCAACGTAACCAAAGAACAACTAGCAACGCTTTCAATGGCGTGCGAAATTACGGCCCGATTGGGCATGTGCCAAATCGAGATGGCATTTGACGAACTGCCATTCCGAGAGCCGGTGGATTGGTCCGAATATCATGCGATGATGGACGATATCCGACGCCAGCTTCGCGTCCATTGTGACGCCAACGTGGGAATCCGCCGCGCCAAGGATCGCCACAAGGAGGCTTGGGATTTGCACGCGGTTTTCCGTCATCGCCTCGCGTGGGACTGGCTGGAGGATCAAGGCAAGACAAAGCCGGATTTTTACGGAGTCAACTACGACCAGCCGCACAAGACATCTGACCAACCACTAGCCAAAATTGAAAGGAACACACCATGACCGACACCCTATTTGACATCCCCGAAAGCCCGTCACCGCGCTTGCAGTGGCTGCGGCACCATCAGATCGACATCATCGACAACGGCATCGACTACAAACCCGGCGATTGCTGCTCGATCACCGGAAACCGACTCTTCCGCTATTGGGCATTCCAAGGCGGCAAGCAGACCAAGACGGAGATTGCCGAAGCAGGCGGCGACACCGAGGACGAGGCTATCGTCAACCTGGCCCGCAAGTTGAACCTCAAACTCTGGAACGAAGCATGAGAACCCCCGAAGACCCCTGCCGCGACCCGGCATCCGAAGCGCGAGACGACTGGGAGGACCGCGAGCCGAACGACTGGCGGCGGCGTGACCGTGACCTAGCCGACACCGAGGAGCATGAGCGGTGGGTGCAAGAGCAGCAAGCAGGGAAGGAGACCAGCCATGAGTGACCCCGAAATCGCCGCCATCCTCCGCGACTATTGCAGCCGACGCTTGAGCGGGATCGAGCTTGCGCTTGTCTCTGGCATCGCGGAGGGCGTCCACCTCGACGCTTCCGGCCAGTGGTTGAGCGTTCAAGACCGCCGGGTCTTTGAGGGACTACAAACGCAATTCGCACCCGACCTAGCACGGAAATGACAACTATCGGAATTGATCCTGGCCAGTCCGGCGGCATCGCGTGGATTCAAGACGGCAGACCATGCGTCGAGAAGATGCCCGAAACGCTCGCGGACCTGTGGGAGATGATCGAAAGTATCCAGCGGCACGAAACGCACGGCATGACGTTTGCCTACATCGAGCAGGTCCATTCCTCCCCACAGATGGGAGTCAAAAGCGCCTTCACCTTTGGTAACGGCTACGGTCACCTTGAGATGGCGCTGACTGCCGCCGGAATCCCCTTTGAGCGCGTTCGCCCGCAGAAATGGCAACAAGCCATGGGCTGCATGACCAAGGGCGACAAGAACGTCAGCAAGCGCCGAGCGCAGGAGCTTTACCCGCAACTCAAAATCACTCACGCAACAGCCGATGCTTTGCTGATCGCAACCTACGGAACACGCCAACGATGAAAACCGACACCAAAGAACTAGCCGCCGAACTCCGCAGAATCGCGGACGGAATCTTATTTGGTCGCCCTGCCCTTGTTGCTAATCAAGCCGCCGACCGGCTGGAGGAGCTTGAGCGAGAGCTTGAGCAAGAGCGCCAGGACCGCAAGCAGGCCCAGCTAGACGTTTGCCGCGCACTGGGCGAGCGGAACGACGCGAGGGCAATCATCGATGCCACTCTAAAGGCTTTGCCGGTTGGCTACATCCCCGCGCACACGCCGGAAAGCCTGCCGGGGCGCGTGGCCGATTTGGTGGGCGAGCTAGGGCGACTTACGGCGATGATCGAAGACCCTGACGAGGTCGAACTCGCGATGATCCGTGGCGACATCGCGATTCCGCACGGCGTGGAGTTTGATGCCATCCGCACACCATCCGGTTACAATCCGTCACCGATTGCCGCCGAGATCGACGCGCACCTTGACGAGTGTGTTGCCAAGTCGGAGCGCGATTGGAAGGAACTCCCATGAAACCCAACGAACAACTAAATGAGCTGGCTTTATTCGCAGGCGCTGGTGGCGGAATACTCGGCGGGAAACTCCTTGGATGGCGAACAATCTGCGCCGTCGAATGGGAACCCTACCCCGCTTGCGTTCTTGCCGCCCGACAAAATGACGGCATTCTCCCGCCTTTCCCGATTTGGGATAACGTTTGTAGTTGCAAATTCGGAATGTCGGTATAGAATGGACGCATGGATAAAAAATACCGATACGGCGAAGTGCGGAACTGCGTTATCTGCGGCACATCATTTGCACCGAGAGACAAGGGGTCAGTGCAACAATGCTGCTCAAACTCTTGTCGTGGCGCGTTGCAGACAAGGAAAGCGGAAAGGTCATGCGCAGTCTGCGGAAAGACGTTCACCCCATCGCGCCCAGGATACGAAACCTGTTCCCGCAAATGCGGGACGGCTCTCAGGCTCTCGCGCAGAACCATTGATCCAATGGTCAAAGTCAGGAAGCGGCTTGCGGTGTTTTGCTGCTCGGCCATCGCCAGATGCCTTCGCAACAAGACAGACCGCACCGCCGCATTGCTTGGATATTCTGTCGATGAATTACGGGCGCACATTGAGGCGCATTTCGCGCCCGGAATGTCATGGGAAAACTACGGCAAAGGGATGGATCAATGGAGCATAGACCACTCACGCCCAATCTCCTCATTTCCTCTAACGGCAACGTTTGCGGAAATAAACTCAATGAAAAACCTACGCCCAATGTGGCACCATGAAAACTGTTCAAAACGAAACAAATGGAATGCCCAATAAATTGCACAAGCCAAGAACTCTCCATTTATTTGCGGGAGCTGGAGGAGGGATACTTGGTGACATCCTGCTTGGACATCACCCCGTCTGCGCCGTTGAAATTGATTCATATTGCCAGCAAGTCCTTTCAGCGAGGCAAGCGGACGGTTGTCTTCCCTGGTTTCCAATCTTTGAAGATGTTTCAAAATTCGACGGACGCCCGTGGGCCGGCCTCGTGGATGTGGTTTCTGGAGGGTTTCCCTGCCAAGACATCAGTTGCGCCGGAAAGGGCGCTGGAATCGACGGAGAACGATCTGGAATGTGGGTGGAAATGGCCCGGATCATTCGCGAAGTGGCACCCCGCTACGTCTTCGTGGAAAACTCGCCAATGCTCACTTCTCGAGGGCTTGGACGAGTTCTCGGAGACTTGGCCGAAATGGGGTTCAATGCAAGATGGGGAGTGCTTGGAGCTTGCGACGTTGGAGCGCCCCATAAGAGAGAGCGAATCTGGCTTGTGGGGGACTCCGCGAGTCGGAATGGCGAGGGGCGGGAACTTCTATTACGACCGGGGGAAGCACAATTTGGAAGAGCAAGTGGGAGCGGCGGAATACGCGAAGACATGGCCGACACCGATGGCGAGCGACGGGAACATGACAAACAATCCCCGAAAGGATGGGAGACAGAATCAACTGCCAAATGTGGTGAAGGCGTTCCCGACGCCCAAGGCAAGGGACTGGAAGGACGGAACGAGCAAGGGGCCGGAAGGTTGGACGGGCGATCTGGGCAAGGCTGTGAATCCGAGCAAGGATGGTGGGAGTCTGAACCCGACGTGGGTCGAGTGGCTCATGGGGTGGCCGCTCGGGTGGACCGACTTAAAGCCATCGGGAACGGGCAAGTTCCAAGCGTGGCTGCGCTCGCATGGCGAATCCTCAGCGAAGATTGACCCATGAAACTCCTCGTCCGGCGCGATGCTCAGAATCGCCGCTTGATAGTCCGCAGGGATTGAGTAACGTGACGACGCCGCAAGGCCCGGTTGAGACCCGGAAAGAACGATGCAGAATTACAAACAGCCTCCAAATCCCTCGCCAGCCGGTTGCATCACCGGGTCTCACTGGCGATGGGTTTGGGGGTTTTTTTACGTGCCATGAAAGCAACCGGAATCATCATGGGCGTTGGTGCGCCTAACGAATCAAAAACGCTTGGCAAGACGATGTGCGCAATAGTCTTGACTCGAGAAATGGGGTTTATTCGCGTTTACCCAATTCCAGCCGAGAACCGATTTCCTGTATGGTCAGAAGTCAACATGGAAATTGAAAGAGGATCTGACTCTAGGCACGAGAGCTTCAAATTGATTTCTTTTATCCTGGGAGCAAGCATCGATGATGCTGTCGCAAAAAGGGAAATCTTGGATTCATGCGTGATCAAGTCAGGCATGGATGATCCAATGGTTTACCAGAACAAACTTCGCCGTTCAATTTTCCTTGTCAAGCCGACATGGGGAGATGTCGAGGTCACCCTTTCACAGAAGGTTCCGAAGGTATCGCCTGATGACGAAGAGTGCGGGTGGATTGTAACCCAAGGGCGACATTGGATGAAACCATATGTGAAATGGGTATCAGATCAAGGATCGAAACATTCAAGTCACCTTGGAGGCCGGGAGATTTACGAGGGCATCAGAAACAATCCGCACCAGCCCTGGAACTTGATGAACAATTTACAAGTTATGAATCCCGATTTTGAGCATTGGATGCTCATGGGAAACACAAAAAAAGACAGGAACGTATGGCTTTGCGTTCATCTCCATCGCCTAAAAAAGTCTGTCGGCGGTTCTACCCCGCTCTTCTCGCATCCGATCATTGGAAGCAATTCAGCTTGGCCATACAGCGAGCAGAAGGATTCAAATGTCGAGATTGTGGACGGCCATCCAACGCTGTTCACCATGAAGAATATGACATCAATTCCCTCCCTTGGGAGTATGATGCAAGCCAAGTAATGCCAATTTGCCACGAATGCCACAAACGAAAACACAACAAATGAAAAAGCACAAATTCAACATTTTCCCAGAAGCCAAGCCTGAAGATTACTCGCGGTTGCGCGACGATATCAGCGCCAATGGTTACGATGCAAAGCAACCAGTGACCTTGTATCAAGGAGAGGTTCTTGATGGCTGGAACCGAACGAGGGCTTGCGTCGAGATCGGAATCGAGCCGCCTACCGTGAATTTTCACGGAACCGACGCCGAGGCAATCGCACTTGTGATGCGGACCAATAAGCGCAGGAACCTTAATAGCGGTCAATGGGCGTGCATCGCCGCTGAAGCGGATGACCTGCTGGCGGTGATCGCGGAGCAGGTGGAGGAAGAGAGGCGGGCGAAGATTTCCGAATCGCGGATCGTGGATTACGCCACGAAAAGCATCGCGGATGAGACCGGACAAAAAATTGTCCCGTCTCGCAAAAACGAGCACTCCGAAAAGACCGCCACCAAGGCCGCCGAGCTTTTCAACACGAACCGGACCTACGTCAACCAGGCGGTTAAGATGAAAACCGCGGCACCGGAGGTTTTCGAGAAGGTGAAGGCGGGGCAAATGACGATGCAAGACGCGAACAAGGCCGTCCGGGCGATTCCGGTTGATCCTTGGTCGGAAGACGAGAAAGAGCGCAAGTCACAAGTCGAATCGGGCGCTGCTGTGATCGCCAATCAGCAGCGAGACAAGAACCTGATCCAATGGGCGGAGAGGAATGGTAAGGCGGTCCGCGTTGACAGAGGCAGCACATTCGGCAATCCGTTTATTCTTGGTGCCGATGGTGACCGTGATGCTGTTTGCGATGCTTACGCAAACCACTACGTGCCGTTCAAGCCTTCGATTCTAAAGCTGATTCCTTCGCTGAAGGGCAAGGTTCTCATCTGCCATTGCTACCCCGAACGCTGCCACGCGCAAACGCTCGTTAACTCAATCTGATGTCATGGCTGGAGACTGGATAAAAATGAGGAAAAGCCTGCCGACCGATCCGCGAGTCGTCCGCATTTCGTCCGCTTTGAAAGCGGACAGATTGCGGACAATCGGCG